TGTATGCCCAAAGATATCCTAAAGCAGAAGGAGCACGAGATGTGTACATGCGACACCATGATGCGGTCGGGTTTTTGGTACCAGCTAAAACCTTTATGTATAATGGGTGTTTGGACAGGAAGTCTATTGAAGAGATGTACACCATGTTTTCTGACAATAGGGATTTAACCGCTAGAGAGTTCTTTGAGCAATATCCTACTTACAACAATTTGTTCTGCACAGAGAGGAACAAGTTTGCCGCTATGGTGGGAGAAATGTGTGTCATGATAGCAGTAGGGAAATTAGTTAGGATTGGAAAGAATACTCTTGTAAATCAGATTGTTCAACTGTTGGACCTTCGTATACTAGTTTTTAGGAAGAACATGATTACGACAGCTAGGATGTGGATAGCAAATAGGAATTGTGAGTTATCTTTGTTGGCATCACCTCATTATTTGGACGCTAGCATATTGAGATTTACTTCCGCGTTGCGCCACATACCATTATTGACACACAACACTATGACCGAAATCATGCGTAAAGATAAGTCGATGGCAGAGAAAATCACCACGTACTTTAGTGCTAAGGCCACTTATTCTTTTGAACAAGTAGATGAGTTTCCGACATCTTGCATTCCGCCCAAAGAACTCATAGATCAAGGATTGCTGTTGTTTGAGGATTCCGTTATGAAAGCTAAAAGATTGAGAGCCGAAAATTACGATCAGTGGTTTCGATTGATGGGAGGATTAGCCATAGCCACAACAATAATAGTAGCATGCATAACAGTGGCCAAGGCAATCATGAGATCGTATGGTCATAAGGAATCAATAATACATCAATCTTTTGACCCTAAAACCGAGAGGAAGGCTAAGAAAGGGGCAATAAGATTGGCAAAGCGTGCACGGAAAGTTCCTACCAAAGCCACAATTAGAACAGAGGGTGTGGTTAAACAATCGGGAAAAATATCCATAGTTCCAAAAGTTATTCGCAACACAGAATTGATGTTGTTTCACGGTGATCGTGAGCAGCAGGCCTATGCGTTTTTCATAACACCATACACATTTGCTACAGTTAGCCATGTTTTTACACAAGATAACATCAAGAAGATAGAATTTTGCTTTCCTCAAACTGAAGGGGGAGGATCCATTACAGTACACCGGGGAGATTACGATGTTAAATTGCATATAGATAGAGAGTTGGCCATAGTGACGATTAAACCAGGTATGGTTCCAGCACACCAAACGTTGATTCGCCACATTCCCCCGAGGTCAGAGCATCTACGTGAAATTCCTGATGTAGTTTTGGTCGAACATGAAGTTACAGGACACTTTATATTGAGAGCGGCAGGGATGGCTGCAGTCACAACGGCCAAATTTGCTGTTGGTGGTCAAGCCAAAAATGTTTACAGAGTTCCTTTGATCACAGAAGAAGGAGACTGTGGACTTCCCTATATGTCGCTTAACGATCACGATAATTATCCAATTAAAGGTGTTCATATGGGATTCAATGGTACACATGCGTACTTCACACCTTTGTACAAAGAAGATTTTGAAGTGAGCGTTCAAGAGCCGATGGAGGTACAAAGTCTGCTAGCAGATGGAGTTCGTTTGACTCGAGACAAGGAAGTTATTATCCCAGGTTTGAAGTTTATAGGAAATTTACGAAAGGATGATGGCACTCCTCGCGTAAGTTATGGAAGTGTTTCAGATCCCTATGAACCTACAGGTCTCAAGCTTGATAAGCCCACTAAAGTTCCAGTTAAAATTAAGAAGACCATAGACAGTGAGGGTACAGTACATGTTCCGTTCGTCAATGCTATTAAGCAATATTCGATGGAATCAAGAGATGTTGATTATTCCACCAACTATATTAAGATGGAAGACTTTAAAGGTTTAGGCCCTGTAGACTTTGGTGATTATCAACCTTTAACAGAACACGAGGTCGTTAATGGCACCATCTTTCCAGAGATGGGACCAATGGATTTGACAACATCTCCTGGTCCAGGATTTGAGGGTGAAGATTTGCATGATATGTTTCCTGGAGAAGATGGTAATCGTAGATATTCGGACAAAGTTAGGAAAATGGTCGACAGACATGAGGAATATTTGCAACACGACCTACCTTTGCCATCGATAGGAGTGGGGGCCCTTAAAATGGAACTCAAAACTCAGGAAAAACAGTACGTCCCGCGTATTTATAATAATATGACCAAACCTAACATGTGTACGTTGAAGAAGTATGTAGGTCCCGTGATGAGGAAAATTATGCTGACAGGAAAATCAGATTTGGCAATCGGGATCAATCCTTTTGGTATGGATTGGAGAGACTTGCATATGCAAGCAGCAGGGTACACAAAGACCAAGATTGTGGCTGATGATGTTAAGAAGTGGGATATACATATGAGAATTTGGCCCATCATTTTTATGTTCAGAAACTGGCTTATCATGTGTAGAATGGAGGAGAAGTATGCAAACATTATTTCCAATATCATTCTAGGTACTCTTACTCCATACATTATATTTGGCGATTGCATGTATCAAGGAATAATGATGCCATCGGGAACTTTCATCACAGCCTGGTTCAATTCTGTATATAACTCAGTGACCACTCGAGCTATGTTCAGAATAGCCAACCCTCAATTATTGTTTGATGAACACGTTTTTCTAAGAGTCATGGGAGATGATAACTTTATGGCAATTAGTGATGATTTGGATGATGACCTGTGGAATGGGCAGGTGTACGCTAAGTTGCGGAAACAATACATGGGGATCATCACAACTTCGATTTTTAAAGATGGACGGGATATACCTAAGTTTATGCCACTAGAGTGTAGTACGGGAGAAGAAGACGGAGTCGCTCTATTTCTGAAAAGAAGATTTCGAGTAGATAAAGGCTTGGTCTTCCCAGCGTTGGAATTGGAAACTATAGAAGGCATTATGACCTGGTGTAAACCAACAGGAGGCAGAACCTTGCAATCTGCTGTTGAAGAGCAATTTTCGACAGCTCTACGTGAGTTAGTTTATTATCCAGAAGAAGTTTTTAATAAGTATGAGAGCAAAATGCGTGAGTTTTGTGCGACAAGAGGTTATATAATGCCTTATGTTGACAGGAAAGCTCACATACTTCAATATTTTAAATCATA